GTCATCTTCGGTGTAGCCAGAGCGTACCCGGTCAGCTTTGGTTGATTCAGCCAAAGGTGCCCATGCTTCAAAAGGGCCAACCGCTGGCTGGTAGACGCCAATTTCTTCTTTTGCCGTCTCTTCTATCTCTTTCACGATGATGTGGAAATTAAGTTCCAGATCAGCCGCGATCTTAGCCGAGGCCTGTGACAGTTCCCGCGCCAACATTTCAAGATCCATCAGTCAGCTTCCCATTTTCTGGTGTTCCAGTTATAACGGCCACCTTCAAACTCACGCAACACGATGCCCATAGCAATGCGTTCATGCGGCATGAGCTCAGAAACGCCCGGAAAAATGATGCTGAACGGAACCCCGGATTTCATCAGCCAGCACTGATTAACAAATTCGGGGTTCTGGGCTAGTTTTTTGCGGCGGCTTCCGTGGCATCATCATCTTCTTTCGCTTTCTCACGCAGCCAGGCTGACGCGGCTTTAAGCCCCTGTTTACCCAGAATCGCCAGCATCGTTTCGATCTGCTTTGAATTCTGTGGAACGGGATAATCGTCACCGTCAATTTCCGCAACAGCAGCGACCGGGAATGCATACAGGTTCATATACATCACGTTCATGGCCATTTCCGGCCCGACCGCCACGGTCAGGCGTGATTCCTGAACCGGATCAAGCTCACGCATGGTGATCAGCCGGCCTTTACCGTCTTTCACCTGGTTAGATTTAACGCTACCAACCTGCTCTGCCGGCTGACTGTTTTCATGCACTGTTACCTTCATTTTTTATCCTTAATTCACTTTTTTACGACGGTTAGCGGTGAATGAAAGCGTCTGGTTAACGGTTTTTTCCCCCTGTTTGTTACCGGCATCGGTCAGATGAAATGACACGCCCTCGTAGCGGTATACGCTGACAGTGCCGTCAGATTCCGTAATGCTCTCGGTGATGGTGCCGCGCTGCTGGTCAATACCGTTAAAGTAGTTTTCTTCCCACTGCGCCCAGAAATCATCCAGCGTCCCGTCCATACGTTCTGCGGTGATGGTGCCGTTCCAGCCTGTGGGGATCTGCAATTCATCAGATACGCCGTTAAGCGGGGTGATTTTCTGGTTTGAAACCTGCGGCTTGGCGTCGAAGGTCATGATTTTGGGGATTCGAAGTTTTCCAGTGGGTGTGGTGATATCGACAGCAACATCGCGCCCTACTGTGTAGCCAAGTTGCGGCATGGTATTTCTCCAAAAAAAAGCCCCGCATTCAGCAGGGCCGAAAGATTAGTTAGCTGGATGGGTTGTTCGATACCGCGATAGAAACACTGCCACCGCCTTCCAGATTCACCAGGAAGTAGCGCACCACGTTCAGGTATTTCACCTGGACGTCAGCCACCATGTAGCCGAGCGCAACGCGTGAATCAGGGTTGTTGGTTGCATCCAGTTTCACGGAAAAAGCCGGACCGCCATTCGGATCGCCAATCATCTGCTGTTGCTCAAGATTCGACAAAAAGGCCTCGAGCGTGCTTTTGGTTTCGCGACGCAGATCACCGGTCTGGTTCTGCCCCACCACATCACCAAAGCTCGCTGCGATGGTCAGCGAAAGGTAGTTGGTCATGCGGGTGTAGGTGTCATCATTCTGACTCTGCACCGAACTGGTGTTGCGGCCTGAACGCATGCCAAAGTAGTTACCACCTGGGCAGGGATTAGTGATGACGTCGAGTCGCGCCGAGTTGATTGCCCCGATTTCAGCCACTGAATACGGCTGATTAGCGAGCTGGCGCTGTGTGGCGACAATGGTGCCGATCCGCTTGTTCAGCGTGGAAATGTGAGGTGAGCGCGAGGCAATATTGGCCGCCTCGAACGTCGCAGGGGCAATCATGCGGTTGATGCCGTTAAGGGTATCTTTCCAGTATGGCCAGTCGCCCACGATGGCTTTAAAGTGCCAGTCATCCACACCCGAGTTATTCAGAAGCGTGCTCAGTGCTGAATAGGTGGTACCGGATGCGCCCTGACCAATCACCATTGCCCCCTCAGAGGCAGCAAACGTTGCCATCGTCGGCCACGATGTGGTGTCGGTCAGGTCGGCAAGGTTGATAACCTGTGAGTTGGTGCCCCGCAGCGCATACATGCCCTTACGGGTTGTGCTGGTGCCATCGGTACCGAGTAACGTTGCATCAGTGATGGTTGCGGTACCGTCAGTGCCGCCCGCCATGACATAGCTTTTCGTGACGTCAGGTAATGCCGTGCTCGCCCCTGCATTTGCGATGGCCAGCTGGCTGGCACCGCGCACGCTGGTCTGGCCGTTGTTAACCGCGCTGGCGAAATTCTGCCAGAGGCTGGCACCGGTGCCGGTGATGTTATCAAACACCTCCGCACTCTGGCCCGGCAGGTTAATGGTCAGCCTGAATGAATTAACCGCTGTACCGGCTGTGACTGCCGCCTGAATGGTGTTCCCGAGGGTGCCGGTATAAATGGCGGTCAGCGTAAGCCCGGTGGCGGGTGTGCTGGCCACATCTTTGATCGCAATGCTGGCGGCCACGTCGGTGCCGTCAGTAACGCGCACGCAGCGAAGATTGGTTGCGCCAAGCTGCAGGGAAACCGATACGGCGGTGGACAGGTCATATTTGCGTATCTGCGGCGCCCCGAGATAAAGAGCCTGGTCTGTGTCAGAGCCAATCAGGAACGCGCTGTTAACCGGCCCCCAGCTGCCAATGCCAACAAGACCAAGGCCATCGGTCGCAACGCCGTTAATATACCGTGTTTTCGGCGGGATGACCTGAACATACAAATCAGGCGCAGACAGTGCCGTGGTGTTCAGACTCCCGGCTTGATAAATCGGCATTTTCTTCTCCAGATAAAAAAGCCGCCAGAAAGGCGGCCTGTGAAGTTGGCGGGTAGCGCTTACGCGGCACGTTTAATGACATAAACGGCCTGGTCACCACCAAGAATTTCCCTGATGGTCGCGGGGTCGGTGATTTCCTCACCGATTTGATAGTCAGCGAAGGCAATACGCACGACGAGAATAAAGCCGGGCGCTTCCGTTTTTGAGACAGATGCTGACGCGACTGCGGTTGACGCGGCCTGCGTGTTATCTGTGTCGGCCATGAATTACTCCAGGAAGGTTTTAATCGGATTGCCGGAGGTGCCGGTCACATTCATGACAGGCGCGACGACCTGCGGCGCGGCGATGGATTGTGTGGTGGCGAAATTGACCGTGTAGATCAGGTCGCGCCGGTAAATCAGGTAGTTTTCGCTGGCGTCGGAGTCAAACTGGCGGCTGTACAGAAGTTGTGACGGCGCGCCATCGCCCAGCGAGATAATGCTGCTTTCTGAAAGCATTCCGTCCACGGCAGATGCCACCAGCACACGAAGTGCCGGCGTCGGTGCCCAGACCGTTATCTGAAAATCTTTAGCCTGGCGCCGCAGTTCTCTGACCGAGGTTCCCACGCCGCCTGTTCTCGCGATAACGGAGTGTGCTTCAGGAAGCGTTACAACCGCGCCAGTGCTTGATGCACCCGGTATCTGACTTGCCATCGCCGTTGCAACGGTCGTCAGCGTGTCGCTGGCCTGTACCGGATAGTGATAACCCACACCGTCAACCAGAAAATAGACGTTGGTCGGCACTGATGCAGCGCCGGACAGCGTAACGGTCTGGCCGTTGACGGTCGCCGTCATCGGCGGGTCACCTTCAGCCACTACGCGGTATGGCCTGCCCAGCTCGCTGCCAATTTTCCTCTCAGCCGGAAGTGCCCACACAGAAATATGCACGCCACCGGATTTAATATCCTCCTGCAGCACGTTGGGTACCGGCCAGCCAGGGTAAATTTTGATAACGGAGCCAGAAATACTGGGCGAGGATGTTCCGTTCGGATAAACCCGCGCGGCAATCATCCCGGCGATTGTGTTACTTACGTCAGATGGATCAGCCATATCACACCAGTGCCTGCATTGCGGTTATGCGCCAGCCCATATCCGTAAGCTCAGCGCTGGAAATAACGTAACGGCGCCCGATGTCATCGGTGATGATGTCGCTGGTACGCAGAATAATCCCCGTAAATGCCGGAAACAGAATGACGTACCACGGCGTTTTGGCATCGGCGGGAAGGCTGACCGGGCTTTTTTCACCTTTGGTGCCCTGCAGAATACTGGCTGGCCAGCCAGACATAAGCGCTACCTCATTTGCCGCCGTTGTGCCGCCATATCCCTGCACGCCACCGCCGCCCGGCTGCTGTTGTGTTCTGAGCACGCTGATAACCCGGTTGGTCTGAACACAGTAAATCGGCAGCGTGGTTTGCATTGCGGCCACGAAGAATGTGCCATCCTCCGGCGATACGAGAAAATCACCCGGCAGAAATGCCCGACCGTCAAAAACGCCAAGCCATGTGGCCTGCCCGTATTTATTGGGCGCGCTGTAGGTGAAATTCGTTGTGAAAGAGGCTGGCAGGGTTTGCAGTGCTGCGGTTGAAAGAGGATTAAAGGCACTGATTGCGCGGTACTGCTGTACGTTGTACCCGATGCGCTTCGCCGCTTTCCCGTAGCCGATGTAAACCTTATCTCTGAGTTTTGCAGCGTCCATCTCAGCACCTGACGATTTGCGTTATACCATTGCCGATCCCGGGTCCGGGGGGCGCACCCAGAAATGCACACAACCGGAGACGCCATGAGTCGAACAGTTTTTCCCTGTCACGGACTTCATTCGCATTTCTCACCCAGACTGCCGCCTGCGCGGTATCCAGATTGTCGGCAGCGCCATAAATGCCCGATTCGAGGCTGGCAAGTGGCGTAAGATAGGTATTAATCAGCACCGCCTCTTCACTGGCACTCAGCGTTGTCAGACGCTGGTAGAGTGACATGGTCACCATCCCGAACTGCACATACACCAGGTCCTGATTAACGTTCGCCGTCATCGTGGTGCCAAGATTTTGATAACCCATGAACCGACGCGTATCGGTCATCTGGGCGTCAGTGAGTGCCATGTCCGCCGCCTTATTTTTCAGTTTTGTCCGCTTTCTTGTTTTCCTTTGGCGCATCCTCACCAAACAGGGTGTGTTCGTCAGTCAGATCGCTTTTATTGATGACGATATAACCATGGGGATTCTCGTCAGTAGCCTCAGTCACCACTTTTACAGTTTCAACTATCATGTGAATTCCTCGATAGAGGGAGAGGGAAAATCCCCCTTCCCGACGCTGATTAACCCAACAGCATGGCGATGTGGTTTGACTTGATGGCCTGACAGCCCCACGCCAGGCGGACGTGATAGACCAGTTGCATGTACTGACGGTAGACCGCGATATCAAACACGATGCCTGACACAGGATCCGTTACCTGCATGACGTCTTCAGCCATATCCATTGCTTTACCATCAGGGCCGATCGGCATCTGAGGCGAGCGTGTGATCAGCTGCACGGCACTTGAACTGAACGACAGGTTTGGCGTGGCTGTTGCGCCGACCGTCACGGCGGTAGCTGATGCTGCGATGGGGTTTCTCAAGCCCGGTGCAGCAATTGTCACGACACCCGGCCCTGAAATGCCGCCGGTCACCACGTACTTATTAGCGTCGCCCGCAAAGGTGATGGTGTTGCCCGGAAGAATGGTGCCTGAGCCATTTGAACCGGCAATAATGTTGATTTGAGTCGCACCCGCCGCATAACCGGCAGTATCCGTGGTATAGCCGGAGCCGGTCCCCTGAGCGACTGACTGAACGGCGTTGGAGTTGCGAATCATTTGCCCTTCAAGCTGGCCAATGATGCCGTGGCGCAGCAAATCAGACGTGCCCGCCTCGTTTACTTTGAACAGAACGTTCTGCTTACCGCGCAGGTTGGCAATTGCCCCTGAGCCCAGCACCAGATTCAGATCGGTCTGGGGTGCGCCGTTGTCATCGAGGATTTTACGAACCTGAGCAATGTCCGACAGGTCGCCTGCTACGCCAAACGGCGCGGTGCCCGGAGTACCATAAGCGCGTGAGGCGTTCTGATAAATCGTGCTGAACAGGTCCGCTTCAATCTGGTTTGACAGGGTGCGAAATGCCTGGGTGAACTGGTTAAGCAGTAACGCGCCGTACATACCGGCATTATTCAGCCCGCGCTGCTCTTCACCGTTCCAGCGGATCGGATAATGTTTCGATTTACTGATGGTCATCGTCACATTGCCGATGTTCTGATCGCCGGTGTTGGGCGCAGTAACAGCCGGGGTGTTATCGCCCAGTGTCGCCTGCGGCGCAATCGGGATCATGATGGTTTCGTTCAGCGCAGCGCGTGCCGCACTTGAGTTGCGCGTGACGGCAGGAATAAAGCCGATTTGCTCGCGTGAAACCACGTCCAGCGCTTCATAAATGGTCGGGATTAGCCCGGTTAAGGTGTTTGCCATGAGGCACGATCTCCAGAAAAATGAAATGAGTGAATGCTGTGCGTAGAGCCATCCAGCCCATTCGCGGTGCCCCATCCGGGGAAATTTCCAAAAATAAACCCACCGAAGTGGGCTGAGTCAGTTACTGCGGGTGTCAGTCAACAATGCTGACTTCACCTTTTCCCGCCGCCTGGGCCAGCGAAAGCTGCTCAGGCTGTGGTAATGCGTCGAACTGGGCGCGTGTAACGGTTCGTTTACCGCCAACACCCTGGCTGCCGTGCGCACCGCTGCCCGATGCACCGGAGCCTTTGAGGATGTGTTCTTTATGCGAATAGCCGTCCACGATGATTTCAAGCGCCTCATCAAAACCGGCAAGTTCCCCCGGAGATGACCGGCTGTAAATTTTGTTGCCTGACTGGTCTTTGGCAACAATGCGACCGTCTTCAAGAGAGAAGGCGCTGCCAAATTTGGCCTGGACCAGATCGGCAGGAATCGCGAATTTGTCGCCAATAAGTTTTGACCGGCTGAAAGCCCCGCCAATTTTTTCGTTGTGCAGTTCAAGCTCAAGCCGTTCGGCTTTTTCTACGTAAGGCTGGTAACGCTGCTCCAGGGCTTTTGTCGCTTCAGCCTTAACGCGCTCAACTTCTCCCGCATCCACCAGCTTTTTGTCATCCAGGTTTTTGACGAGCGCGAGCGCCCTGACCGCTTCTTTAGCATCGGTAATGCCTTCGAACTGCTTCAGTGACGCTTCAGCCGTCTCATAGCGCTCGCGGTTGCCTTTGGCTTCTGCATTCAGGCGACCGATAGTGGCTACGGTTCCAGCGGCGTCAAACGGCACCTCTTTGCCATCGTCGTGCACGTAAACCGGCTTGCCATCGGATACAACAACATGGCCGTTTTCGTCGAGTTTGAGTTTCATGCGTCTTGTTTACCTTTCTGATGAGCCATCCGGCCCGTTACGCCGCTCTGCATCCGCAGGTTCCGGCAATAAAAAAGGCCCATGCGGGTGCATGAGCCTGTGTTTTTTCGGCATGACTGTTTAGCCGGTGAGTTTGATCTGCGTTTCGCCCGGACGTGGGGGCTGTGCCGCGATTCGGGCCTTTTCATCAGCCCAGTTCAGTTCGACATCAATCAGGCCGCGGCGCTGCATCTCGTTAAACAGCGTTTCATTCGACAGGGCGTTGCTGACGTTCATGCTGAGCAGCAGATCAGCTGAAGCTTCTGCCAGATTCGCCGCGCCGAAATCACGGAAAATAGTGATCGTCCCGCCGTCCGTTTCCTTGATCCACTCGGCGGCATACTGCAGGGCAAGGTTTGCGGCGTCCGTCAGGTCGCCCACAATACGCTGCAGCGCACAGGTTCCGGCTTCACTGTCGGCGACAGTCTGTGCCACCGTCTGGCGACCGGGTTTGACCACCAGCAGTTCGGCGCCGATCTGGCGCATCAGGTCTTCAAGGTCGCGAAGGTCAGTGCGGCCCGCTTCAATAGCTTTACCAGTGTGCTCAACGTATTTCAGATCGGCATCTTTTTCATCTGATGTGATAGCTGAAGCGGCCCCCACGGTAATCGGGCCGTCGCCCAGTTGGCGCCCGAAGAGGATCGGCACGCGGGCAACGTGCAGAATCGTCTGCTGATCGCTTTTCGACTGCCAGTGCTCAATATTAAGAAAGGCGAGCTGTGCAAGCGGAGGTCGCGCCTGCATAAAACCCGTTTTATCACCGTAAACCGGCACAAACGTAATTTTATCGAGGCTCGTTGTTCCCTCCTCATAAAGCCGCCATTCCTCTGCCATATCGGTGCCTAGCTGTTTACGGTAAGTCCGCCAGCGACCGGGATTAAGCACCCTGACCTGCTCGATCTGTTTTTCCACAAATTCACTGGCCGGATCACGTTCGCTTACCCACTCGACAAAGCGAAGCATGGTGAACGTTTCACGACCATCGATTCTTTCAGAATCCCAGTCGAGCAGGCTGTTAGCTGCTACTTTCACAAAATAAGGACGTAACCCGCGCTGGCGTTCCTCAGCCTGTGTTAACTGGCCTTCAGTAGGAGGATGCTCCACCAGCATGCCGCAGATACCGTAAGAAAGCGTCTCTTCACAGATATCAGCCAGGAATGAATGCAGGTTGGTCCCCTGCAGATCGATATCGGGAAACATGGCCTGAATACGCTGCGGTACCTTTTTTTCATCCCAGGATACCGGGCGAGAAAACGGCTTACCGCTCAGCACCTCAACCGTTCGTGAAAAGGCCGGTACCAGCGTGGCCGTGGCAAGACGGTTACTGTAAAATTTTGGATCTTCATTCGGCCACTGCGGCAGAAAGGTTTTTCCCGCATTTCGCATGGCTGACGTACCGCCCAGCAGCGCGGTAATCATCTGCCATTCAGCAGTAATGGCCTCGACTTTAGCGGACCGTTTGCGAACGTCGTTGCTCATCGTTATTTCCGGTTAGGCTGAGAAAGGTCTGACGGTTACGCCCTTCGGCTGGAACAGTTCAGTAATGGCCCAGACCAGCGCATCAAGGCGGTCAGGCGATTTTTTGGCAGTGGCTGGCACGTACTCCATCAACTGGTTTTCCAGCGTGTAGAGGTTTCCGCGATGTGCCACGCGGCCCTGCTCATAGAGCGCTGAAATCGGT